CCAGGTGCCGCCCTAACCCCCAGACTGACACTGCAAGCCAAATATAAGAGGTGGGTATAATAATCAGGGAGTGTCGATAAAATTTCAAACCCACGTGCTATGTGTGGTTGCATAAAAGGCAGGAAGCTGCAAATCGCAGGAACCATCAGGGCTAGAAGAACAAATTCGTCTTTCCAGCTGCCTTTCATTTGATCAACAGCGCTTTGTTCCCACTTAATTTTACCCGCAGCTATGTCTTCGTTTTTCTTTTTCTCTGCAGCAATTTGAGCGATTTTAACTTCGCTTTTTAATTTCTTTGTCTCTACAAAACCTTTCACGGAGTCTGTTACGACTCCGAGTAAAGGCTTAGCTAGTAGTTGCCACATTTTAGATTGAACCTAAGATAGCTAAAACAACTACACATAAAATACCAGCTTTAATCCAGTCTTTCATATTCCAGTCATTCCATTCTTTGACCCACTCTATTACATCCTTAATTAGTTTCATGTTGTCCTCCTTAAGAAATTTTTACAGTGCCTTTATAATTCTTGTGACCTTTTACAGGTATTTCAAGAGTTTGTCCTGCTTTAGGTGTAGCTATTTCTGTAGGCATTTTAATTACCTCATCAGCTTTAGCTAAAACTTCTCCACCCATTGAGTAGCCCATCATTCCGCCACCCATCATTTTTTTGTTAGGGTCCATCATTCCGCCACCCATCATTCTTTGAGCCATACCACCTTTTTTCATATAACCCATTTTTTTTACAACCTCAGGTCTTTTCTTTTTTAAAGCTGCAAGACCAGGCTGTTTTTTTGCATCTATTTTTTTCATAGTTTTCTCCTTAATGTATGGTGCGTTTAGTGTCACCAAAACTGTGTCTCATAACTTCAAGTAAAAGACTTGTTGCTATTTCTTCACCTAGTACCTGAGTATACAATATTTTTGAAGCATTTAAAAATGCATTTGCAACAAAAATTGTATCTTCTTCAGTTACTGCATGATCTTTAGCAATTTTACAAGCTTCTTTCAATACTTTTTCAGTAAGTTCAGTTACCTTGTTATGATCCATACTCATTAGCAATTCCACTTTCTAAGCGATTTATTTATTCTACTATTTGGATCTCTAGCTGTTTTTGCTGAGGTCAATTTCTTTTTCATGCCTTCCATTCTAGCACAAAATGACTTTCTACGTTTTGAAGCTTTTGAACCTTTTTTTAATTTAGATGGTTTTGTTGTAACTGCTGTTTTTAATTTACTACCAGGATTTGCTTTTCTATATGATTCTACGCCTTTTTTATTTAAACCACCTGAAGGATTTTTACCTTCTTTTCTTTGCCATGCTGGAGTTTTTGCCATTATCTATTTGCTATGCCATAACCACGTACAGCTAGCCCTCCAGATGCTAATGTTTTAGCTATGTTAGGTTTTTTATCTGCTCTTCTACCTCCAGCCTCAACTTTCTTTTTTCTAGCAACTGCTGTTCTTTTTTGTGATTTAGACATACCAGCGGCTTTTGCGGCAGGGACACATTTAGGATAATTTTTTCTTTTCTCACCTCCAGATCTACCACATTTAGGATATGACCCATCAGGTTTTTTATTGGCTATATCTACCCAATTTTCTTTTACCCAAGCTCTAAGTCCTTTTTTTGCCATGCTGTTTCCTTATACTATTTTTACCACTTTTAAAGATAGAAGCTACTTTATTTTTACCCATAACCTTTGCTCTTTGTTCACCTACGGTTAAGATTTGTATTTTTCGTGCAAATGGTTTATTGACTTTTTTAACTTTTGACACAGTTTTTTTTGCATCACTTGGCGTAGCAAATTTAATACCGACAGTGTCTTTCGGATTTTCATCTGTGTATAATCTTCTACCAGACCCTTTAGGTTTTTTACCCGTACCTTTTTTTGGATCCGCCATTTGATTTTTTATTAGCAATTACTGATTTTAAAGTTTTAGCTTGACCAGCGTGTGATTTAGATGCTTTGTTTAATGCTTTAATAACCTTTTTAATTTTATTTTTACGCATATTTAGTTTCTTTTCTTTTTGATTCCATAACAGCTCCACAACCTCTAGCTACTCCACCAACATTCATGTGAGATACTTTTTTTCTAGCTTGAGATAGTTTATTACCATTTCCAATCATGCCACCATCAGCTTTTTTGTTTTTCTTACCCCCTGGCTTTATTTTACCAGAGCAAACAGCACTAGCATACATATTTGCATATGCGCTGGGATAGACATCAAATTTCCGCTTAGCTGCGGCTTTTCCTTTTGGACATAATTTACCCATTTTTACTTCTCCTTACTAGGTTTCCAGCCTGTTTTTCGTAACGTACCATATACATAAGCATTTTTTGCCTTTTTTGACAAGTTTTTCTTATTTGCTCGTTTTTTTAACTTAGCTTCTAGTTTTTTTGGCACTTCTATCCTTATCTGCCTTATCTAAGGCAACATTTGCACGTAATTGTGCAATATCTTCCTGACTTTCTATCTTTTCACGTGTAAGTCTATCGGTTTGTTCTAATTTTTTCTCATCTAACGCCTGTTTTTCGCCCATTGCCACTGCTTTTAGCTCTAAATCGTCTTTTCTGAGGTTAATTTCTTGTTGTTTTAAGTCTACAAGTGGATCATTACTGCCCATATCCATCATTTCTTGCTCTTCAGCTACCATTTGTTCAATAATTTCTGCTATTTTTATAGCAACACCACTTTCTGTACGTTGTTCTATCTGTTGTTGTTGCTCTGGAGTCAATTGTCCGCCTGTTTGTTGCATAAGTTGTTGCATTTCTTCAGCCATTTCCTCTTGTACAATCATTCTAGCCATAAATCCAACATGTTCTGTTATGTGTGCTTGTAAAATTGTCATTGTTGCAGGGTTTGCTTTTACTAATTCTGATGACATGAACGCTCTGTGTGCACGAATGTGTGCTGAATGATCTTGTTCTGGGAAAGGTATTGGCACTCCACCATTTAAAGTACCTGCATTTTCTATTGCAGGATCCTGTGCTTGTGGTTCAGCAGGTTGCGGTAATAACTTTTCAATGTTTTGCACACCTAAAGCGGCATACATTCTCATGTAAGCTTCTCTTAAATCATGTAATTCTGGATTTGATTGTGCTAATTGTAATTGAGATTGAGCCAAAGTAACTCTTTGTGCCATAGAAAATATGTTTGGATCCGATACGGGTATAACATCTACTCTTTCATCAAAGTCAGTTTGCTTAATTGTTTGCTCTCCACCAGCAACCATGTATGGATAATTAGCTGGTAGGTAATCTGCAAATACTTTTGCTAATAATTTAAATTCTGTTTTTTGTGCATAGTGTAATCTTTTGTGAATAGCTGACATTACTTTCATGCCACGCTCTAGTATTGCCATTGTAGTTCCAACAGGTTGTTGCTGACTACCAGCATTTTCACCCATCATCATATCTGCTACACCAGCAAATCTTCTACCTGCATCTACTACAAATCCTAGTAAACTAAATAATGTTGCACTAGGTTCTTTGTAAGGTAATGGCATAAGTGATTCACGTAAGTTACCACCTGGCGCATCAACATCTCTCCACTCGCCAGGATTAATCGCTTCATCATCATCTCTAATTCTTAGTCCTCTAGCTTTAAAACCAGCAGGTAAATTAGATAAAGTTCCAGCGTCCACTAATTGACGAAGAGCTGCAGTTGCAGTTCTAGATAAACCACCTAACATGTGAATTAAACCAAAGCCATAGAAACCTAGGCCAGGTAAAAATTTAAAATGTGTAAAGTATTCTTTTTTCTTTCTTAAAGGATCTCCTTGACTCCAGTTACGATAGATTGATAATATCTCACCTGAGTCTTCATCAAGTGTTACAATGTAAGGAACCATGATTCCTGTCTTTTGATTGTTAGCACCCATATCTTCAAAACCAGGTAGATCTAAATCTACATGCATTTCTAAAAGATTGTGTTCATCCTCTGTAAAAGAAACTTGTTCTATACCAGATAGCTCATCTTGTTTTTCTTTAATGTCAGATGTATCTACTCGTCCTCCTGATAAATCTATATCTCTGTAAAAACCTGACACTTGATTTTTTCTTAGATCATTGTGTTTCATTTTTACAACATGTGTAATCCTACTACATGATTCTAAATCTGTGATAAAATAAGGAACAACTAAATCCTCTGCTGGTACAAATTTTGATACTGCTCTCTCTAATGTTGAATCATAATATATTTTTTTAAAAGCAGATCCTGCCAAAGGTAAATGAAATAATAACTGATCTAATTCTGGATCAAACTCACCCATCTCACAGGTGATTTGATAGTTCATAAATTCTTTAATTCTTTCTGCTTGTTGTTCTACCTCTGCTGTAGGCACACCAATAATTTCTGTTCTAACTGGTCCGCCAGGTGGTAATAATTCTTTATATGCTTGTGCTTGAAATTGTGTAACTGCCTCTGCTAGTAAAGGATGTGTTACACCTGCAGCTCCTGCAAAAGGTTTAGATCTTTCTTCATATTTAAATCCAAGAAGATCTAGACCATCCTTGTATGTTTTCTCCCAGTCTGCTCTAGAGTTTTTATCATCTTCAAAGTTTTTTTGTAAATCAGAAGATAACTTTTCTAATAAATCTTCTTCCATAAATTCTGCTAAGTTAGCAAAATAGTCACCCTCTGAAACTTTTTGTTTTGGATCGTAATCTAATGTTACGCCACCATCTGCCTCTTCTACTATCTCTATACCTTGAGATGTATTCTCTGGCTGTTGTAACTGTATTTCTTCTCCAATCTCCTCTACTTTAAATTCGTTATTAGCATTAGGAGATATATCTACTGCTGTATTTTGTATTCGTTTTTCTACCATCTACTGGCTCCTATGGGAGATAATACCCTCTTCAGTGGTACTATCGGTGTGTATATTATACTTTTTTTCACAAGACCACCATCATTAAAATATGCTTTATATGGTAATAACATATCAGGTGTCAATTCAATCATAAAAGTATCTACGGCAGATCCTGCATCACCAAAATCAACTTTACCTACCTCTACTTTTGAACCTTTGTTTTTTGCTATTCTATTTAAACTTTCCTCTACATTACTTGTAAAATGTGCTCCTGTGTGATCATTTAAATTAGGACCTCCATACTGCATATCATAGGCAACCATTTGCCCTCTCCTATCAGGATTATCTGGAGCTAACTCTACACCTTGGCCACCTCTATAAGCTTTTACAGCCTTGGCTGGTGCAACTGCATAATATGCAGGAGCTTCATTGTTTATTATTAGTTTGCCTGACTCATCAAAACTAAATCTATTTTTAGCTGCATTATACACATCATTTTTTATAATAGCATCTACCCAATCTTTTTGATCTTTTAAAGGAATATTAGGAAATAATTCTCTGGCATCAATATTATCAATGGTAGAATTAATTGTAGCTAATGCTTTATCCCTAACTTTTGATGCTTCGCCTAACTCTATAAAACTTTGTTTTGTTAAATCATCAATTTCCATTTCAGATATTCTTTGAAATATTGCATCGCTTTCTATTAATTCATCTAATGATTTTTTTAACTGTGCATAAGTTGCAGGCATAGGTCTAAAAATATTATCTAATTTTTTGTAAAGTTGCTCTAACTCTTGATTTCTACCAGGTAATGTTCTTTGTCCTTGTACAAGAGTTCTTATGTCTTTTTTAATTTTAGATTTTAATGTAGCTGCTTTTTGCAAAAAGTCTGATTGTATTTCATCTGCTACGTTTACAATAATGGGTTTATTATTTAAAGTTGCAACACGATTACTGTTCAACGACCAACCTACAACATAAGGTTCACCCTCAAGTTTATTACCTTGTACAGCAAAGTCTTCACTGTCTGTTACTTGACGCATGTCTCTATGACCCTCGTAGCTTCTTATTTCACGTGGAAGAGATCCTATATCACCTCGTATGTCTTTTGAATCTAACCATAATACTCTTTCAACTCTTGAACCATTGATAGATCCACTTTGTCGGCCTGTGTTACCATATTTTAAATTACCTGAGGCATCACTATAACTTACAGTTTGTAAATAATTTGTTGGAGAAGTGTCTGCTAATTCTTTTATCTCAGCAAAAGAAATAGGTTCATCAATTGTAAATTTGTTTGTTTCTCTATTAAAACCACCTTTTCTATTTAAATAAGTTCTGATGTATGAATCATATAATTCACCTTCTCTAACTTTATTAGTTCTAAACCAATCGTGCCATTCTTTTGCAGACATACTTACACTATCAGCAGGAACAACACTTCCTTTAATATTTAAATTACCAGATGGTGTGTTTATAACTCTATCTAAATCAGTGTAGAATAATTTGTTATTACCTGTACCTATAGCGTTTTCAATAGTTACTGTGGGAACCAACGCTGTGCTTTGTTCTTTTTTCTTTTTTACTTTTACAGGAATTTCTATCTCCTCAACCTTAAATTCTTTACCTTCTAAGTCACCTAGCTTTAATGCTTTCTGTTGTGCATCATCCATGCTTTTACTTTGAAATACTTTTCTACCATTCTCATCTATAATATTATATCGCTTCTCTAAAGTAGGTGCGATAACATCTGAAGTTATTTGTTTTACTCCAGTGTCTACTTGTTTAACTGCTGTTGGTGCATCTCCAACTAAGTTAAATATTTTACCGACTGGTGCAGCTTCTGCTTGACCAACGAATAAACCACCGACTGTTTGTAAAGCTTTAGATAAAAAGGATTGATCTTCTGTTTCAGTTTCAACATCTCCTCCTTGATTAAAACCTTTTAAGTAACCTGCACTATCTTTTATTTCAGATGGTTTTAATTTGTTTTCAACAGCGTAATCTAAAATTTCTTTCAATCGCTCTCCACCTAACATCAGTTTATTATTAATTGTAACATCTTTAGGATTCTCAATACCAAATATAACACTATCTTTGAAGCCACCTTTTTTTGTTACAGGAACTACTGTTCTAATTAATCTGTCTTTATACAATCCATCAATTACACCTGCAACCTCTTGTATTAATTCAAATTGATTATTAAATTTATCTAAATTAGGTTTGTATCCATAGTCTTCTAAGATATTAAATAATTTTTTGTTAATAGGATTTTTTCTAGTTAACTGTTCTTCACTTACATTTTTTACATCTGTTTTTTTTATAAACTCTTCTCGTAAACCTTTTTGATTGATTATATCTCCGATAATATTTGCATAAGGATCTAATTTAACTTGTAAATAATTAAAAGCCTGAAAATGAGGTTGTATAAATTCTACATCAGCTCCAGCACCTTGAAATCTTCCTACCTTTTTTAATCTACCACTACCTTCAGTTCTAGTAACAAAGAGAGGTATGTCATGTGCTTTATCAGCTCTTAAAATTGCATAATCTATCTCACCAAATTTATTTAATAGATAAGGTCTATAGTTTGGATTTTTTGCTAGCTCCTCAACTATTTCACGACCTGCTACAGTTAAATTTGTTCTTTGTAATTCTAAATCTGCATACTTTTTAAAATTTGTTAAATCACTATCGTCTAAATAATTTTCAACAAAATCTTTTGTGGTAAGTTTTTCATTACCAGTAGTTTGTTTTATACTACGATATTTGTCATACATGTATGATTGAAATAATCTAAAAGGGCTTAGTGTAGGAGTTTGATAATTACCTGCTTTCCTAAGTTGATTTATTTGTTGATAAACTGATGGGTCTACTGATTTTAGATAGTTATTTAAGTCTTCTTTTTTTGTAAATAATTCTGCACTTTCACTAAAAAATAATTTTCTTGGACCAGGTGTGCCACCTATGTTAGGTTTTCTAACTACTATTTCTTCAACTTTAGTTTTTAATTCTGGTTTTCTAAGTAAGGTTTGATTAAAAGCACTTTCACTCATTCCTAATTCAGTTGCCATTGAAACTTTAGTTGGAAAGGTTACGCCTTTTTCATATGCATCATTTATAAGATTTTCAACTTCTATTGATCTTTCTGCTTGACCTGATGTTATGTTTACTTGAGCATTTTCTTCTAATTTTTTAAATTTATCTTCAGATACTAAATTGTATTTTTTAAAATTTTTTTTGACAAAAGCTTTTAAATTTTTCTTTTCACCACCTTCTAATTTTAAAAGATTATCAAATCCATTTTCTTTAACTATCGCAGTGATAGATTTATCTAATTGATCTATAGGTGTGTTATCAATTATTTCAGCTAGATCTAAGAGACTATTTAAATCTTTTTTGTTATAAAATTCTTTTAAATTATTTGGATTAGAAAAAAATAATTCTTTAGGATTTATTTTTTGTAATTGCTCGTTTACATTTTTTTTAGTCTGTAATTTAGTTCTTTCATTTGACAATAGTAATTGATCTTGTTTTGGTAAACTTTCTATTATTTCTTTTGCTTTTTGTTCTGTAATATCTTTTTTGTTAAGTCCTTGTAATAAAGTTTGTGTTCCTTTTGATAATCCTCTAGCCGCTAAAGTGCTTAAACCTGCTACATCTACCACATCTAAAATACCAAAAACATAATCAACAAATTCTTTTGGACTTCTAAAATCTGTAATACCTTTTTCACCACTAGCGACAGCTGCATGAATATCGTAACTATCTCCAAAGAAAAATTCTCTAAATTGATTTAGCAGTTCCATTTTAGTTTTTGTAGGCATTCCTAGTGCCTCATATCTATTAAATAATTTTGCTATTTCTGGTCCTCTTTTTTGAGGCATTAAACTATTAATACGTTGCATTTCTTCAACGAAAGCGGGATTGTTTTGAAATTCATTTATGATTGCATTTTTATCAGCAATGTCAGATTTAATTTGTTGACGTTCTTCTTCATTTGATCCGGGGACCATGAGCCCTAGTGTAGGTTCAACAAAAAATTTAGAAAGAGTTTGTGCATAGACATTTGGACTGTTTTTTAAACCAGTAATAAAATCATCTGCTAGTTTACTATTTTTATCTACCATTAATAATATTCTCGTTGAATTTTGGGTACTGGATCATCGACATAGTCATCGCTCAAGCGTAAGAAGTTACCTTGTCTAAAACGCATTACGGCCTGTGTCATGCTATCCACCAAGTCATCATGATCTCCATATGGGAATGCAGCACATTCCTCGATTACATCCTCCGACCACCTTGTATCGGGAGCCCATATCATACCACTTTCAAATAAAGGCGCAACTGAATTTACACGAACATGTTTATCTTGTCCTTTACTAGGAGTATAATTGACAACAGGGACTCCTATCTGTCTTAGTTCATGTGTAAGGGGTAGCCCTGATGCTTTGGCTTCCACTATCACTGTTTCGGGTTCCCAGTATTTATATTCTTTGAACGCTACCTTTTTTAATTCAGGAAAGTCCCACCGACCACGCTTCGCATCCATTAAGATTAGATGTGCCACGTTATTAGGTTTAGGATAGAAAACTCCCCATGTTGTAATTGCTGAATAGTCTGCCGATGTTTTTTTACTAAATGCTGTATCATAACTTTGTATAATGTGATGTAAATCGGGTATATCTTTTTCTTCCCACATTTGCCACCATTCTCTTTTGATAATACTACCCTCTTGTGATACGGGAGCCTGTTGCCATTGTGCATTCCACTTAGATGCTGACAGCGATGCTTTGACGGATTCTAGTTCTTCTATAGTCCAGAATCCTGGCCAAACAGGTTTATTACTAGGCATGATAGCAGGAAACTCTACTACCTCCCATTGATCTGCTTTTAATTCAGATTGTTTCTTCATCAACTTACCCGTAAGATCTTTCACGGACCAACGGGTCATAACAATAACTATAGCACCGCCTGGCTGTAAACGCTGTCGAGGACCAGAGGTATACCACTCATATGCTTGATCGAGGGCCGTGTCGCTTAGTGCATCTTGCTCGGAATGTGGATCGTCAATAATTAATAAATCAGCACCACGACCAGTAACTGCACCTCCTGTACCAGCTGCGAAGTATTCTCCTCCTTTAGATGTTTCCCAACGACCAGCGGCCATACTATCGGGTTGTAATTCAGTTTTAAAAATTTTTTTATATTCTTGGGTCTCCATAAGGTTCCTGACTTTTCTACCGAACCTGATGGCTAGTTCACCTGTGTGTGTAGTCTGCATGATCTTGGCTTTTGGATTTTTGCCCACGAACCACGCAGGAAATAAGAAAGACGCAAATTCTGACTTAGTGTGTCTTGGTGGCATGTTAATAATTAATCTTTTTAATTTTCCAGATGCAATCTCTTCAAATTTTTTTGCAATAATTTTATGGTGAGCTCCTTCTTTGAACTCAGGCCAAACATTTCTTACGAATGGTAAAAAATTTTTTTGTGCCTGTTCTTGAACAGAATATTCTAATTTTTTTATTTTTAATTTTTGGGCTAGGAGTCTCGCCTCATCTTGCGTTAGTGTTTCTATGGATTCCATCAATACTTTTTCGTATGCTGGCTGACAGAGTCAAACTTGCATAGCCTTCGGCTGTCAAGTACCTGCCACCAGATTTAGGGGGTACCCCCATGGGCAACATACTATATCTAGT